GAAAAGGACGCGGCAGACCAAGCCCTAGCCGCTGGGCGCATTTCGCAACTCGAACGCCTAGACTTGGAAATCGAGTTTGAAAACCGCCGTTACCAAATTGCCTATGACGCATTGCAAGAACGGATCGCGCTTGCCGAACAAGACCCGACATACAGCCAATCAGCCATAGACAAGCTGAAACAGCAAATGGCGGAACTTGGGCAAGGGCATGAACGCGAGCAAGGTAAAAACAAAGGCAAGCGGGAGCAGCAACGCCGCAAAGACGCGCCAAGTTTCTCGGAGATGTTGCAAGACGGCGGGAAAAACGTTTGGCAAACGGCACAAGACCAGATGGGGCAGGCTTTTTCCGCCATGCTGTCTCGGACGCAGACGTTTAGTCAAGCTATGACGGGCTTTTTCAAAAGCACCGGGCAAGCGTTTATACAAGAGATGGTTACTAAACCGTTGATGGGCATGATGCAGCGCATGGTGCAGGAGTCGGCGATTTATAAATCCATCTTTGGGGTAAAGCAAAGCATGGAGCAGGCAGGCGCGGCGGCAACTGTTGCAACTAAAACGGCTGAGACATCGGCTGTCGTAGGAGCAAACGCAACGCAGGCAGCTTCAGGCGCGGCGGCATCACAAGCCGCTATCCCTATTGCCGGCCCTACTCTAGCGGCTGCTGCGATGGGCGCGATGTTTGCGCTTGTGATGGGTTTGGTCGGCGGCGGTGGCGGCTCTTCAACAACCACGACCACTACGCGGATTCCATCGGCGGCTGGCGGCTGGGATATCCCAGCAGGCATCAACCCACTGACGCAACTGCACGAAAACGAGATGGTCTTGCCCGCGGAACACGCGCAGACAATCCGTGAAATGGCAGGTCAGTCAGGGGGCGATAACAGCACGATTATTATCAACACAACGGGCGGCGATTTTGTCCATAAAAAGGACATAGCGAAACTGCTAAAACAAATGAATCGTGATTTCAAATTGGTGTAAGTGTTCAGGTCGTCTGAAAGGGCGACCTTTTTTCTATGGAGGTTTTTTTTAAATGAGCAAGTCTATTCAATGGCTTAAATATGCCTTTGAACTTCGTTTTCTTCCCGTTCGCTTTCAGCGTTGGCTGTTCAGCACGGGGACACGGGCGGTTGAGTTTGTCAGCGGGTGTTCGATGATTGGTTATGCGCTGGTCTTCGCGTTCTCGCCGAACGATATCTACAACTGGCCCATCTACTACAAGTTCAAAGATATTTCGGAACTGACGCTGATACTGGTATTCGGCGGCGTCGGTGTGTTGCAGCTGGCGGCGATGTACTGGCAGACATTCAAAGGGGAAGTTCTGTCAGGTTATATGCTGTTGATATCAGCTTTTATCTGGTATTTGACGGCATATGCGTTTTGGGCTGCCTATCCGCCTGCACATACAGGCATGGTCATCCCGCCCGTCTTGGCGTTCCTTTGCTTACTCGCTGGCAATAACTCACTTAAATTCTTGTTTTCGGAGGATAAATTTAAACGAAAACAAAAGGGGGAATGATGCACGATTTTTTTCAATTCGGCTATCTGTTTGCCATAGGGGGCGGCATCGTCGGTAGCGTGTGGTCGAGCATGAAAGACCATGACGCGCCAGTATCAAGCCTGTTCGAAGCCTTGATTTCGGCGGTTGCAGCGGCGGCAGTAGCAGAGCGGTTTTTGATGGTAAATCAAGTGTGGACTTGCGCGGTAGCCGGTGCTTTTGTCGGCATCCTGACAGGTCATGCGATGGATACCGTGAAAAGCCTAGCCCCAAGCATTATGACTAAATGGGTCAAAAAAACGGCGGGTAAATTCGTCGATAAAGATTAATTCAACAACAGGTCGTCTGAAACTCAGACGACCTTTTTATTTGGAGACAAGAAATGCAAATCACTGAACACTTTAGCTTAAAAGAACTGACACGAAGCGAAACAGCGCGTCGTTTAGGTCTTCAAAATACGCCCTCCTCTGCTGAAATGGCAAACATTCAATACACGGCTGAACAGCTTGAAAAAATACGCGCTTATGTTGGGCGCGGAATTGTCGTAACTTCATGCTTTCGTAGCGAGCGTGTGAACAAGGCGGTCGGCGGATCGCCAACGTCTGCCCACCGTTTCGGCTTGGCTGCTGACTGCGATGCCATCGGCTTAACTTCTTTAGCATTTGCCAAAGAAATTATCAAAATGCGTGACGAGGGGAAAATCATATTCGACCAGTTGATTCTTGAGTTCCCGGAACGCGGGGATGGTGCATGGGTTCATGTCGGCTTTCGACGTAATAGCCCAATGCGTAACCAAATCATGACCGCGACCAAAAAAGGCGGGAAAACCGTCTATTTACCCGGTCTGCACGTTTAGAGGTTGGGCATGAATCCCGTTGATTTTGCAAAACAGAAAATCACGGAATGGCAAGAAAAAAGCCGCGAAGCCAGCGAAAACGCAGACCTAGCGGCTTTTG